GATGCCAGAACTGTAAACATTATTATCAGTCCAGAGATGGCAAAGGCTTTAGCAGATGCTGGGGTTATTGATGTTGAAGAGGTAAAAGAATTACCTAAAATGTTAGGAGAACCTAATGGAAACCAATGAAAATCGTGATATTTTTTCTGAAGCAACTGAAGCTGTTAAGGATAGATTAAAAAAACTCAAAGGCAGAAGGAGATTAAACTATCCTTATGATGAAGAAGAATTAAAAAAATGGAAAGATAATAAGCTTAGAGCTGAAATAATAAAGATGCGTGTAGCTATAACTGATGAACCAATGAATGAAATGTTAGCCAATGAGTTTGCTAAACTTCAGAGAGAAGCAAACAGGAGAGGGCTAAATCTATCTGCTGAAGAAAGAGCAAAGCTGAAAAAAGAGGAATAATTGGGTTTAGAGAAAATTAAAGACATTAATTTCTGGCGTGAAAAATGTCTTACTGATTTGTATTTTTTGTGTCGTGTTGTGCTTCAAACTTTAGAAGACCCAACGCCAGGATATAAAGATTTATACAAACCAACCCACAAGCATATTGCTGATTTTATTCAGAATAATGCTAAGCCAGAACAAAGAATTATTTTGCTATGTCCACGAGGTTGGGTAAAGAGTTATATCGCCAGCGTTGCTTACCCAATACAAATAATTTTGAATAATCTTGTTAAAAAGCAAGGTGATACAATTCTTCTGACTAATGCAACTTTAGCTAATGCTCAAATGTTTTTGCAGAAGATAAAATATAATTTGCAGTTCAATGATTTACTTAGAGGCTTGTTTCCAGAATTACCAAGAAACCCAGAGATTAAAGCAGAAAGGTGGACAGCAAGCGAGATAAAAATTGGAAATACTTTGATTGAAACTGGGTCAGTTGAAGGTAATTTAGTTTCAAAGCATTATAGTATAATCATTGGCGATGACTTAGTTAATAGAGAAAATTCTTCTACTAAAGAACAGGTAAACAAAGTTATTGATTGGTGGAAATTAGCTCGTTCTTTATTGGAATCAAAAGGCTGGGAAATTCTTTTAGGAACTCGTTGGTTTGCTGATGATTTGTATGGATATGTTTTAAGAGAATTTTTTGGTTTAGAAGAAAAAGATTTTAAGGAACACCGACTGCATCCTTTTACAGAGATACATAAAGGCGATTATCATTATCTCCGTTATGGTTGCTGGGAAGACCCCGTTAATGAAAAGGGTTCAACATTCCCAACATTGTTTCCAGAAGAGAAGCTTCACAAAATTAAAAAAGAACAACAGGAATTCTTTGACGGACAGATGTTGAACGACCCGTTCGCTTCTCAGTCCAGCTTTGTGAAGCCGTCGTGGATACAATATTGGAGACGAGGTCAAAGGCCAGAGAATAAGCTAACTTATTTGTTGTTTGACCCAGCCGGAAAAGATACAGAGGGAAGCGATTATAACGGTATGGTTGTTGTCGAGGCCTGTGAAGATAGAAAGTTTTATGTTATCTATGCCCAAAGAAGAAAATGTAGTGATTTAAAAGGAGCTGAGTGGTTGGTAGAAATTGCTTCTTATTACCAGCCAGTGATGATTGGTATTGAAGAAAATAAGTTTGAGACATATCGAGATTTAATTAATTTTATTGCTCCGCAGATGATTAAGATGAATAGGGTTGCTGAAAACAGTCATACTTATGTTAGGGCATTAGCTAATATTTTAGTTCCACTTAGACATAAAAACAGACCGAAAGAAATGAGAGTAAAGAACCTGCAAGGATGGATTGAGTCTGGAAACATGCTGTTTGCCCCAACTGGAATGGATGCTTTACTTGATGAGATATTAAGATTTGGTAAGATGCAGAAAGACGATATTGTTGATGCTTTAGCCTATATTCTTGATATTGGTATTTTTCCTCAACCTGGAGAAGGGCAGAAACCAATTTTAGATGAGAAGCATAAGACAGCAGAAGAACTTGAAAAAGAATTTTGGGAAGAAGAAAAGTGGAATGAAAAATACCAAACAAATTTGTTAGGAGAATTTGATTAACATGGCCACTAAAAAAGTTAGTAATAAAAAAGAAAGTTTAGAGAGTGTAATCAGTGAGCTGGTAAAGTGGAATATGGAAATGCAGAAAGAGTATTTAGAAAAAATAAATGTTTTAGTTGATAAAATTATGGCAAAAGATTATCAGCAATATAAAGCTTATGAAAATCTTTCTAATGCAGTCCCTTCTTCTGAGAATGCACAACCACAAATAGATTTAAAAGGCTTTGATGATGATTGGACAGAAGAAGTAAAAGGATAAATAAGTGAACTTTAGAGATATAGAACAAAAAATATTAAATGGACAAAAACTAACTGAAGAAGACGAAAGTTATATTGTTAAAAAAGTTGAAGAGTATTGGGTAAAGCATCCTGATGTAATCTATAAATTTCCAAGATGGAAAAAGATTTTAGCCTGGATTGCAGGTTATCAATATGTTGACTACAACAGAATAAGAAAGCAGATACAAGTTGTTCCACAAATTAAAAGAAGGGTTGTTATTAATAGATTAAAACCAATCTTAAGGCAAATGCTGGCTAAGATAAAGACAACCGTTCCAGAGCTTGGAGTAATTCCAAATACTCGTGAGTATGAGGATATAGCTGCTGCTAAAGTTGGGGATAGTATTCTTGAAGCATTGTCAAACAAGATTAAATTTCGTAGAATCAGGAAAGACTTTTTTTCTTGGTTATTGACTATTGGTAGAGCATGTATTCGTGTGTATTGGGATGAAACAAAAAAAGGTATTGTTTCTTATGAAAGAGTTGTTGATGAAAAAACAAACATAGCTACAACTATTGCCGTTGAAGTTACTGGAGATGTAGCTATGGATGTTGTTTCTCCATTCAACTATCGAGCCGACCCTCTTTATTCTAATCCTGAAAAATGGAGATGGTTCTTATACGGTGAAACAGTTGACAGACAAGCATTGGCCGATGCTTATAATATTCCTGTTGATGAGTTAGCGGTAGAAAGTCAGCTTGCAATTGACACCCTGTATGTTCCAACCGCTGTGAGTTTAGATGAAGAAGATGGTGGTTTGACGAGTCCACCTGTATCAGAAACAGACACTTGTTTTAGATATGAGTTGTGGACACCAAACATGTATATTATTGTTGGTGGTAAGAAAGTTTTGGAATATGGTTCAAATGATTTTGAAACAATTCCTTTCTTCTGCTATGATGATAGATTAATTCCTTTTGATTTGTATGAACAAGGTATAAATCTTAATGATAGTGTTTTTAAAGATTTATTACCCGCACAAAAAGAATACAATAGATTAATAAGCACCTTGAGTTCATCTGTGGAGAGAGCCTCAAAGTTGAAAATAGCTGTTCCGATAGGCTCGCCTTTAGATAAGAAAACCATCTTTGAAGACAGCTCTGCTTCTGCAATTTATTATAATCCGCAATATGGAAGGGTTGAGCAGTTGAGACTCGACCCCACGCCACCGATGGCTCTACCACTGAAACACGAGATGGAGAGAGATTTAGAAAATATCTCCGGTGTGCATGAAGTTAGTTTTGGTAGATTACCAGAAAGAGCTTCTCATGCGTCTGGTGTGTTAGTAAATCTTCTTCTTGAACAAGATGATAGTTTACTTGACCCATTGATTAGTGAAGTTGATGAAAGTGTCTTTTCTCCTGCTTGGTCTTTTTTACTTAAATTAGTTCAAGAAAATTATATTGAACCAAGGCTTATAAAACTTGTTGGTAGAGATAAAGAAGAAGCAGTTACTCATTTTAAGGGTGCTGATTTAAGAGGAAATACAGATGTCTTTGTTTCTACAAACACTTCTTTACCGAAAAGTAGAGCCTTAAGGACTGAGTGGATTATTCGTATTGCCGAGCTTGGATTAATTAAAGACCCTAAGACAATTCTTGAGTTGCTTGAATTTGGTGAAGCTAAAAGAGTTTATGAAGATGAGCTTATTCACGAAAAAAGAGCAATTAAAGAAAATTATGAAATAGAGACTGGAGCAATTATTGACATCAGTCATGCTGAGAAGATGTTATATTTTTTAGATGATGATATTACACATCTAAAAATTCATTTAAGAGATAGGTTATCTACAAAGTATGATAATTACAATGATTTGCAGAAAAATGTTTTAGAGGCACACATACAACTGCATTTACAAAGATTACAGCAAGCAGCTGCTCAACAGCAGCAACCTGCTGGTGGACAACCTAAATCAATTCCTGAGGAAGCACCACAACAGCCCCCTGCTGCAGGGCAAGCCGGTGCTGGTGCTGAAGGGAACATTGAGGAGTTTTAATAATGGGCGAAGAGCAAGATTTTTTATTGGAAGACTTAGATGATGGTTTTGATTTGAGTGAACTGGATGATATTGTTGATGAAGAGGAAGAAGACACAGAAGAATCAACTTCAACCGAAGATGTAAAAAAAGAAGAAGATAAAAAAGTTGAAGGCGAAGAAGAAAAAAAGGAAGAAGTAAAGACTACTAAAAAAGAGCTTGAGGGAATTGCTAATTTAATTAAACAAGATGCAACTCTCAAGTCTAAGGGTCTTGAAGTTAATGTTAAAGATTTTGATGAAGAGCAATTACAAGCTCTTTTACAAAAAGGGTTGAGATTTTATCAGGCGATGGAAGAGGTCGCTAAAGAGCGAGAAAAGGTCTCCAAAAAAATGGAAGCTTTAGAGGCTGCTTTAAACCAACTGCAAAGTCAGCAAGTGGGACTTTCCAATTCTGAGGAAAGACCTGTTGATGGTCAAATTCCTGAAGAATTGTTGGAAATATCCGAACTTGATGACCCAAATACAGTTGCTTTAAAAACAGCTCTGAAGAAAATGAGTGAGAAAGTTAACGCACTCTCTTCTGTTTATATGGAGACCCAAACTAAAAAGCAACAGGAAGCCTTATTGAAAGAGATTGAAAGTTTACAGGAAGTTTACCCACTGTCAACGGTCGAAGAAGTTTTATCTGTTTATTTTTTGACCGGTGGAAAAGTTCCTGTAAAAGAAGTGATGAAGGCATCTCACAATTACTATGGTTCTGCTGATTTTATAAAGAGAGTCTTCGAGGCTAAACCTGAGCTTAAGAAACAGTTTGAAGACGAAGTTGTTAAAAGCTATTTAACAAAACAAACGGCAGCTAAAAAGGCTGCACCGAAAGTTAAAGTAGCTGGGGCAACTACCACGCCTGTTGTTTCTAAGCCTGAAAAAGAAAACATTACATTTGATAATGTTTCTGAGAAGGCTAAGAATTATTTAAAAGAGTTAGCTAGGCTAACTAATGAAGAGGAATAAAAAATGCAACATTTTGAAGATGTTCAAAAAGTTTTAAAGGATATTTATTCACCTGTTATAGTGAATCAAGTTCCCAAAATTTCCCCGCTTTACTCATTCTTTGAAAAAAAGACTGCTCCGTTTGCTGGGAAACAATTTATTATCCCGTTGCAGCTAACCTACACTGAATCTGTTGGTGCAAGGGCTGCCGGTGATTACACGCTTCCTGAAGCTCAAAAAATTACTTATGACCAGTCGTATATCAAGGTTAAGAAAATTTATGGTAGAGTTGCTATTGATGGTTTGGCAATGAAGTCTTCGGAAGGCAGGGGTGGCTGGGTTGATTTAATGACTAATGAAATCAAAGGTGCAACTAATGCTTTTGCTGTTGACCTTGATAGGCAGCTTCTCTGTGGTGGTAAAGGTATTCTTGGCGTTGTAAAGAATGCGATTGGAACAACCCCACAAAATTATGTTGAAATTAAAAACCCTGGTGGTAATGCTAATGATACTGATACAAATGTAACTAAATTTTTTAGAAAAGGTATGGTTATTTCTTTTGAATCTGCTCCTACTGTTAAATACACCATTACAGATGTTAACCCTTCACAGGAAAGAATTGTTGTTTCTCCAGATGTTTCCAATCTTGCTGCTAACACAAACATTTATCGTCATGGTGTTTATTCTTCTACTGCTGATGATATTGGTGAGATAATGGGAATTGATGGTATTGTTAGTGCTGGAAATGCTCCTGGAACACTGCATTTTCAGGGTATAGATGCTACTGCTTGTCGTGAATGGCAATCGTATGTTGATTCTTCCACTACTACTTTTAGTGAGCTTGCTATTCAGGAAGCTCTTGATGCAATGGAACTTCTTTCTGCTGGAGACCCACCGAGTTTAGTTATTACCACTCCTTTTGTTCGCAACAAATTGCTTACTGCATTACAGGCAAAAAGAATGCTTGATACGGTTAATTATACGGCTGGTTGGAAAGCTATTAAGTATGTTGGCGGTGCAGTTGAACTTCCATTTTTTGTGCATCCTAAATGTCCTAAAGGGTATGTATATTTCCTGTCTCCTAATCATATTAAACTTTATACTTTGCTGCCTTTGACCTGGGATGATAAAAATGGTGGTATAATTAAGGGTGTGGCTGGTTCTGACTCCTATGAAGCTTGGTTCAAGACTTACATCAATCTTGGCACTGATTGTAGAAACGCTCACGGAAAACTAACTAAGATAACTTCTTAATTTTTATGTTTTTTGTGTATGGGGGGAGCGGATTGCTACGCTCCCCTTTTTCTCCTAAGGAGAGAAGCAATGATTGTTCCTGATTGGTTTAAACGAGAGTTAGAATTAATAGACAAAAATTATTTTTGTGTTTGGGATGGAAGAAAACATCGTTGGATAATTCGTTGGTGGCTTGTTCCTCATACTAAAGCAGATGAAAGAAGTTATGAAGATTATAAAAGAAAAAGTTCGACTGTTATGGTTGTGGCTAAAAGAGACGAGAAAGACAGAGATATTGGTTATCACCCGTTAGACCAGCGGGTTCTTTATACACTGAAAAGAAGAAAACATCTAAGCGAGATTCCGCTTTCTCAAATTTTAAGGATGGTTGATGAAGCGAACGAGAAAGTTAGAAGTGATTATGAAAAAGAAGATGAAGGATTAATTCGTCAGGCTGTTGAAACAGCTTGGAATGCAAGGCACAGAATTTGGAGTATCTAATGACCATAGATGAATTTAGAAACTATGTAAGGTCATTAATAGCTGAACCACAAGCATCTTATTGGACAGACGATGAAATAGATGTTTACACAGAAATTGCTTTAATTCTTATCTTCAATGATTTGTGGGGATTATTATATCCAGTTTACAACAAGACTGCTTATTTATCTGTTGAAGCAAATAATCCTTATATTCCTTTACCAGAGGATTGTTTTAAAATTATTTCTATAACTCCTGTGGATAATCATACAACTAATTTTGATTATATTCCTATTGACATAGAAAATCATTATGAAACAAATAATCTGCGTGGTTGGTTCTTTGAGAATAATCAAATAAGAATCGTTCCTACTCCAACTGTTTCTGCTAACAATTGCTATAGAATTAAATATATACCTAAACCAACTTTTGAAAATATTCCAGATGTGATGTATCCATATTTGGCTGTTGAAACTGTTATACAGGCAAAAGTTAAAGACGAGAATGTTCCTTCATATCTATTAATTTTAGAAGAAAAATATAAAAGAAACTTAATTAGTTTCTTGATGGTTAATCAGCTTCAGAATGAGGATGTATTAACAGAATGAATGTTTCTGGTTTTCAAACATTTAACGATTTTAGTTTAGGATTAGACTTATCCTCTACTGAAAATATGCTTGACCCTCGTGCTTTAACTATTGCCCAGAATGTAGAACTTACTCCTCAAAAAGGTTTATCAAAACGGGGTGGAATAACAAAACTAATAGCAACTTCTCCAGACGAAGGTAAATCTATTCAGGATGTGTATAATTTTTATTCATCTAACGGTAATTATGTTCTTGCTAATGTAAGAACAGTTGATGATATTACTCATTTAATCACAACTAATTTATGGGCTTATGATGGGACAGAATGGATACAACTGACAACAAATTATTCTAAAAATAAAATGTCTTTTTTAACACACAAAGGTTTTTGCTATTGTGCTAATGGAAATGATTACAACATAAAAATTTCTGATGTTGATGGCGAATTGAATGTTTATAGTGTTGGTATTACCCCATCAGAAAATGCTCCAACTCTTACAGAAGGTGGTAGTGGAAACCTTACTGGTAAGTATGCTTATGTTTATGTTTACTTATCTTATAATTTTAATATTAGAAGTAATCCTTCTAAAATTTCAGAGATAATTGATGTTTCAGGTAAAAAGATAAAAGTTTCTGTGGCAGCGTCTGATGACCCACAAGTTGACAAGATAGAAATTTACAGAACATTTGCTTTAAACACTGGTGAAATACCAACCGATTTTTACTTAGTAGCTACTATTGACAATAAAACAACAGACTATGAAGATAATGTTGCTGATGCTTCTTTAGGAATGTTAGCAGAGTGGGATAATTTTGTTCCACCAGATGCTAAATATTTAACAATGTATTTAGATAGAGTTTTTTATGCCAATTGCCCATCTGAAACTAATGGTGAATCTTTAGTGGTATATTCTAAAATAGGTAATGGTGATGCTGTTCCTGCTGAAAACTATGAATATTTTGATAGAGGAGATGGAGAAGAAATAACAGGTATAACTGCTTTGCAGGATGTTTTAATTGTTTTTAAAGAATCTAAATTCTATACAATCTATGGTGATTTTGAATTAAAAAGGTTAACAACTTCTAAGTATGATGTCGGAAATATTGGTAAGATAATTACTCTTGAAGATAAAGTGATTTTCTTATCAAAGAATGGGTGGTATAGTTTTGATGGAACTGATTTAATTCCTATTTCAAAAACCGTTGCTCCTAAATTAATTGAGCAAGGATATATTAAAGAAGGTAATAAAGACTGTTGGTCAGGAGTTTATTATCCGTTAAAGAACCAACTATATTTTTTAATAAATATTCCTAATCTTGCTCCCAAAATTTTTGTTGGAACTTTATTAGTTCCTTTTTTAAATCTTAATCAACCTATTTCTCTTTTTAATATGCCTGTTTATGTTGGATGGACAGAGTTTGTTTACCCTAATCATAACTTAACCTGTTTGGCTGAATATAAAAATACTGATGATGGGACAACTAAAATAATTGCTGGAAGCAGCGATGGTTTTATTTATTTATTAGATTCTGAATCAAGTGATGATGGGAAGCCTATTCCTTTTATTATTCAAAGTGGGTGGTTTTCTTTTACCAATGTTAGGTCAACATATTCTTTAGCAATATTAATCTATTTACTGCGTTATGCTGAAATAAACTACTATGTTGATGGACAAGGAGATATTAATATTTATTTTGGTGTGAATTATCTTTCTAATGAATTATCCTATCATTTAGCTGATACTATTCCTTTGTATTGTTGGCCAGAAGATAGTGAAAATGTTGTTTATTGTGGTGAAGATACTTATTGTGGTGGAGAAGCTAAATTTTTATTGAGACAGGCTTTGTCGGCTGGATTAACAGGTGGCTTATTTAGATTTAGAATAGCTGGAGAAAGTTCATCTAAATTTATTTTAAATGGAATAAATTTATTCTATAGAAAAAAAGGTGTTAGATTATATAGATAACTGGAGAATAATATGCATGTAAACTTTCTTATGATTATTCGTTTCTTAGTTCTTCTTTTCCTTTGCTTCCTGTCTGCTTTATTTAAACAGGGCTTCGATAATGACTAACGAATTTTAAGTAAAGCTATGATAACTATTCCAGAGAAAAGAATTAAGAATGTTTCAATCGGCCTGCCTTTATCCTGGCCATATATTCCTTTTCTATTCTTTAACTCTTGGACAGCTATGATAGCTCAATCTATTACAAAGTTTAACATACACATTATTATGAGTTCTGCAACATTGATTGAAACCATGCGTGAAGAGATAGCTAAAAAATTTTTAGAACATGGTGATGATTGCCTTATCTGGATAGATGCTGACCAGATTTATCCACCAGAGACATTAATAAAGCTTGTTGCTGATTTAGAAACTGGAAGAGAGATTGTTGGTGGTGTTACACCATTGAAGAATAGCGGTTATCCGTCTATATGGACTTTAGATAAAGAAACAGGTCTTTATAATCTTGATAAAGATTTTGAAGTAAATCGAGGCTTGATAAAAGTAGATGTTTGCGGTGGTGGTGGGCTTGCTGTTTCCAGAAGTGTGTATGAAAGAATCAAACCACCTTATTATGAGAGAATGTTAAATTATGATAAGGAATCACTTCTCGGTGAAGATTTATCGTTCTTCAGAAGATGTCAGGAAAAGAATATTAGTGTGTGGTGTGATACTGACCTTCTTTATCAACACATAATGCCGTATGCTATATCTGTTTATGACCCATTATTTTTGGATTGGAACAAACTTGAATTGAGAGAAAAAGAAAAATGACTGTAAATATCAATCAACTTAAACATGATATTAAAGATTTAAAAAATACTTTGTTGCTTTATGATAGGCCACCGAAGAATGCTGAAGGAGACAATGGAGCTATTTGGATAGATAAGAAAAACAATAAATTGTATGTAAAGGAAAAAGGAAACTGGAAAGAAATTCCTTTGGGTAGTGGAGTAGGTTATCAAATATTTATCTCTGATGATTCTCCATCTCCTTATGATGGGAAAGATGGAGACATCTGGCTGGAGTATTAA